CTTATAATCATGACGAGATGGGCAACCGGAGATTTAGCAGGCAGAGCGATAAAATATTTCAAGTCTGAAAATATAAAATGCAAAGTTATAACTATGAAAGCGCTACAGGATGACGGTTCTATGATTTGCGAAGAAATATTATCGCGCAAAAGCTATGATATGAAAGTCAAGGCTATGGGAGCCGATATTGCGTCAGCAAATTATCAGCAAATACCCATTGACCAAAAAGGACGTTTGTACACACATTTCAAAACTTATGAGTACATACCGTCTGACGGAAGTGGCAATTCGTTGTTTACAGAGATTAGGTCGTATTGTGATACAGCTGACGAAGGAAGCGATTATCTGTGTAATATAATATACGGAGTTTATAACAGCGAAGCGTATATACTTGATGTATACTACACCAAAGACAGCATGGAAATAACGGAAAAAGAAACAGCTAAACGGCTTGTTGAGTTTGACGTGAATAAAGCTACTATTGAGAGCAATAACGGCGGTCGCGGCTTTGCTAGAAGTGTAAAACGTATTATGGAAAGCGAGTTATTCACGAATCATACGATAGTAAAATGGTATCATCAGAGTAAAAACAAAAAGGCGCGTATATTATCAAATAGTACATGGGTAATGGAACATATATATTATCCCGTAAATTGGCGTGATAGGTGGCCCGAATATTATGAGGCTATGATGAGTTATCAAAAAGAAGGTAAAAATAAGCATGATGATGCACCGGATGCGACAACAGGAGTTGCAGAGCGTACAAGACAAAGAAAATCTGGAATATCAGTATTGAGGTGATATAATTGGATATTGATGTAGTTAAGAAATTAATTAAAAAGTACGAGCCGGGTCATAAGGATTTCATAATGATGGCCGAGCAAAGCGAAAGATATTATAACAGGGAAAACGATATAAAATTTAAGGATAGAGAAAGAAAAAATGAGTGTCAGGATAGGCCACTGCGAAATGCGGATAATAGGATAGCAAGCAATTTTCATCGTCTGCTGATTGACCAAAAATCCTCGTACATGTTTACAGCACAACCCCTATTTGACGTTTCGGACGATTACGCAAATACAGTTATTTATAATACACTTGGGAATAAATTTGAAAAGGTGTGTATTAAACTGTGTAATATGGCCTCAAATAGTGGAGTTGCGTGGATATATTATTGGAGCGATACCGAGGGCTTTAAATATACAATTGTGGATTCAAAACAGGTTATACCTATATGGGACACAACGGTTGAAGATAAATTGAAAGCTGTGCTTAGAGTATATAAAGAACTTGAAGATGATGGTAAAACATATGAGGTGTATGAATATTATACGGATGATATGATATATTCATATAGAGCTGAACATGGAGACATAGACACATTAAAAGAATATGAGTGCTATAATTGTTATAATGTTGATATTCAGCAATCGGCTTTTGTGGCGAGTGTGCCTAATCCATTTGGGCGAATTCCGTTTATTCCATTTTTTAATAACAGTGAGCATACTAGAGATTTAGATTTAAATAAGGACCAAATAGATACATATGATAAAGTTTATAGTGGATTTTTGAACGACCTTGAGGATATACAAGAGGTCATTTTTGTTTTGTCGGGGTATGAAGGGGAATCTTTAGAAAAATTTCTCTCGGAACTTAAAATGTTTAAGACTATAAAAGTGGACGCAGCTGAAGAAGACGGACAAGCCAAAGGCGATTTACAGACGCTTACAATAGATATACCTGTCGAAGCCCGTAAGATAATGCTTGAGATGACTAGAAAATCAATTTTTGAGCAGGGCATGGGGATTGACCCCGACCCACAGAATTTTGGTAATAGTTCAGGTATTGCCCTTGGATATTTGTATTCATTGCTTGAGCTTAAAGCAGGAGCAACCGAGGCAGAGTTCAAAATGGGATTTTCGGAATTAATTAATGCAATATGTAATTATTATGGGCTGGCGGTAGATAAAATTATCCAAACGTGGACGAGAACTAAAGTAAGGACAGACAGCGAACTTTGTGAAATTGCTAAAAATTCGGTTGGGTTAATCTCGAAACGAACAATTGCTGAAAATCATCCATGGGTTAAAAATATAGAACGTGAACTGCAGCGCATTAAGGAAGAGGAACTTGAAGAGGTAAACAAAGATGAAGCTGATATGTTTACAAGGGTGAAAACCGATGAAACAGAATAGTGAATATTGGAGAAAACGTCTTGAACTTTTGGAGCAGGCAGAACACAAAAAGGCAACTCAGTATTTTTATGATTTAGAAAAAATATATAAACAGGCCTCCTACAATTGTGAGACTGAAATATCAAAATGGTATCAGCGAATAGCGGTAAATAACCAAATATCATATCAAGAAGCTAAAAAATTGCTAAACAGGGATGAACTGGATGAGTTTAAGTGGAGTATTGAAGATTACATAAAGCACGGTGAAGAAAACAAAATATCAAACCAATGGAGCAAACAACTTGAAAATGCAAGCGCCAAAGTACATATAAGCCGGCTCGAAGCCATGAAAGTGCAGATGCAGCATCAGGTAGAATGCGTTTCCGGTAGGGAAGTTGACGGATTGTCAAGACTGATAGAGAGTACGTATACAGACAGCTATTATCGTTCAATGTATGAATTTCAAAAATTTGGTGTTGTTGGAAGTTCATTTTCCATTTTGGACGAAAAAACAATAGCAAAGATTATAAGCAAACCGTGGACTGCTGATAATAAGACATTTTCAGAGCGGATATGGGGAAAGCACAGACCGGAATTGATTTCAAAACTTCAAAATGACTTGGCCTACGCTTTTATTCGCGGGGACAATCCTAATGAGTTAGTTGCTAAAATAAGAAAAGAATTTGATGTCACAAAGAGACAGGCTGAGAATTTAGCCTTAACGGAGAGTGCATTTTTTCGAGAAGCGGGGACAAAGCAAGCATATAATGAATTAGGGGTGAACAGATATGAGATAAATGGAACTCTTGACAATGTAACGTGCGGTGTGTGTCAAGACATGGATGGGAGAGTGTTTGAAACATCTGACATGGTGGTCGGGATGAATTCACCGCCATTTCATTGCCGTTGCCGGTGTACATCTGTGCCTTATTTTGATGACGAATTTACACAAGATGAGACACGAGCAGCGAGAGATGAAAACGGTAAATATTATACTGTTCCGGCCGACATGAAGTATCCCGAGTGGAAATCTAAATATGTTGACGAAAGGTTTACAAAAGGTATTAAAGATGATATAATAAAAGCTAACAAAGAGGTCATTTATAATTTAGAAAAACTCAAGAAGTCGGGGATGGCAAAAGAAGATTATAATGAGTATCTAGATATTATAAATAATCACGAAAATCAAGATATTACAAAGCTATACTCAAAATACGGCGATGGTGTAGATGGAATAAAGTTGCAACCAAGCCGTGTGTCGCAATATGACCCAACCGCTAATTCTATAAGCTTTAAGTATTCTGAAAACAATGGCAACAAATACAGCACTCTTGCTCACGAATATGGGCATTATTTTGACAAGAGCCTGGTTGTTGACAAATTGAGTTTTAATGAAATGGAAAACTTGCGTGAAATCACTGGGTTTAAAAATTATTTCACTAATATTGCAAGTCAAAGCGACGAGTTTTTAACGGCTGTTAGAAAAGACAAGGAACATATTCGTTCGATTATTAATAGCGATGTTCGAAATGATTTGAAATATCACGATTCAAGTCACGGCGTCCAGGATGCGATAGATGGACTTTTCCCAAGGTCTAGAATAAACTGGGGTCATGGCGAGACATATTACAACAGACGATATGCAGCTATCGAAAGCTATGACAAAATGGTTAGGGGCACCAAGAGGAAACAACTTAAACAGTTATACGCAAACATGGGATTTGACGTGAGTAATCAAAATAAAGTCAAAGCGATATGCAGACAGTATGAGGCAGCATCAGAGATGTGGGCTAACATTATGAGCGCCGAGGTTTGTGGTGGAGAGACCTTAGAATATATAAAGATGTACCTGCCAAATAGTTATAAGGCTATGTTAGAAATTTTGAAAGAGGTGGAATAGATGGGCGTACAAGAAGAGTTTGGAGTTTTGCTAGACAAATACTATGATGCTTTCGGTGATATATACCCGCTGGCGGTGTTGTCAACGGATAATATAGAGAAAATCATCAAACACTGTCTTAAAGAAAATAAAGACGTTTATGAACTGGGCTATTTGACCCTTGATGACGATGTAATGTATTAGAAAATTAACACGAGCGTCCTTTATAGGGCGCTTTTATTATGCCTGAAAGGAGTGATTAAAATGAAATGTCCGCACAAGTGCAATAGAAAAGAATATACAGAGCAACGCTATGAATATAACGAAGATGGACAGCTTGAAAGAGATGTTTTTACAACAGTGTCTACAGAGACATTATGCGAATGTGAAACAGACTGCGCCGCATATAAAGATGGTGTTTGTCAATTTACAATCATGAATTTGCAAAAATAATTAATTAACGTCTGTAATATCGCAGGCGTTATTTTTATATACAAAATTTGTCCGCAATGACGTAAAACTACGAGCGCAGGTCAAAGCAACTGACGTAAATCAGCGTAGCGAGAAAGGAATCATATGAAAAGGGAATATCTAAAAAGCTTGGAGTTGTCTGAAGAAATAATTGACAAAATTATGGATGAAAACGGCAAGGATGTTGAAGCTATAAAAAACAAGTATGCCGATTATGACAATATTAAGGTTCAGCTTAAAGAAGCCAACAAACAGATTGAAAACTTTAAAAGTATGGATATTGATAAAATCAAACAAGCTGCTGATGATTGGAAAAGTAAGTTTGATGAATCTGAACAGGAACACAAAAAACAGATAGAAAAGTTTATAAAAGAAACTGCAATTAAAACTGCAATAGCCGATAAAGCCCAGGACATTGATATTGTTGCAAAGTTGTTTGATATGGATAAGATAACAGTTGATGAAGACGGCAAGGTGTCAGGAGTGGATGAACAGCTGACAGCTATGCAGGAAAGTAAAAAGTTTCTCTTTAAAACTAATGAAGTTCAGGTTGATTATACCCCTAGAAGCGGAAAAACAAAGTCAATTAATCCATTTGCAAAAGACACATTCAATTTGACAGAACAGGGCCAATTGCTTAAAGATGACCCGGAAAAAGCCAAGGCTTTAGCGGCTGAGGCGGGAACAAAAATTTAAAATTGAAAGGATGATTTATTATGCCAGGAACAACATTAACAGATATAATAGTGCCGGAGCTGTTTAATCCATATGTTATTGAAAAAACAATGGAGCTTTCGGAACTGGTGCAAAGCGGAATAATAAAGAACAATACGGAGTATAACACACTTGCGTCACAGGCGGCACCAATGGTGCAAATGCCTTTTTACGAGGACTTAAACGGAGAATCAGAACAAATTATTGAAGGCGAAGATTTAACAGATGAAAAAATTACATCAAATAAAGATATATCGGTGATACTGAGACGAGCGAAGATGTGGAGCGCAACCGACCTGTCAGCTGCGATGTCGGGGTCAGACCCGATGGCGGCAATAGGAGCACTCGTTGCAGGATTTTGGTCACGAGATATGCAAAAAGAGCTTATTGCAGTATTAAAGGGCATATTCGGTACCACAACGGCAACGACAGGAGAGAATGCTACAGCCGCAGAGACAAGACTGTCAAGTAATATTTTGGATATTTCAGGAGGGTCAGGAGCGGCTGCAAAGTGGTCGGGCGCAGCGTTTATTGACGCCCAGCAGTTGTTAGGAGATGCTAAGTCTCAGCTCACAGCGATAGCAATGCACAGCGCTGTTGAATCAGCTCTCAGAAAACAAGATTTAATCGAAACACAAAGACCGTCTGACGCGTCACCATTTAATACATATATGGGTAAGAGAATTATTATAGATGATGGCTGTCCGTATACAGGCAGCGGCGCAAATATGGTATTCTCGACATATTTGTTTGGCGATGGCGCTATAGCGCTGGGCAATGGAAGTCCGGTGGGTTTTGTTTCAACGGAGACGGATAGAGCAAAGCGTAAAGGTTCAGGTGTTGATTATCTTATTAACCGTAAGACATATATATTACATCCTCGTGGAATCTCGTGGACTAATGCCGATGTTGCCAAAACTGAGGGACCGTCAAGAGCAGAAGTAGCAAAAGCTGAGAACTGGAAACCGGTTTTCGAAGCTAAGAAAATTAGAATAGTGGAGTTTAAACATAAGATTTAGGAGAGGTTGATATGGATATTTATACGAGCGCGGCAGAAATGCTAAACTGTTTTGGTGTTTCGGAAATTAATACGGGACTACTGGAACAAGCTGTTGAATTGGTAACATCTAAGATACTTAATATATGTCACACAAAGCGTATACCGGAGGATGCAGAAAGTGTAGCTGTAAATATAATTTGCGGTGAATATTTGAAGAACGCGAAAGCGTTCAATTTGTTAGGTGATAACTTTAGTTTTGAATCGGCTGTAAAAAGTATAAATGTAGGCGACACGGCTGTAACATTTGCATTAAATGAGAGTAGCACGCCGGAACAAAAGTTTGATGAAACAGTAAAGCAGATGTGTAAAATTGACAAAGCTTATTTTAGAAAGTATAGGTGTTTAGTATGGTAGCGGATATGGTTAGAGCGGCAATAGAAAAGACTTACACAGGCCGCATGACATTGTATGAGAGTGTTAATAAACAAAATGAAGATACTAAAATCACTGAACAAATAAAAGAAGCCGTTGCTGAAAACCTGCCGTGCCGTATATCATATAAAACTATATCAAC